GACCGCACCGTGACCTACCGCTCGATGGATGAGCTTCTCCAGGCGCGCGCCGTGATTCGAGAAACGCTGGCAGCCGAATCCGACACGGCTACGGACCGTTTCAGCTTCGCCCAGACCTCAAAAGGATGAACTGGCTCGACAAAGCGATCTCCTGGATCTCGCCCGAAGCAGGCCTGCGCCGGTTGCGCGCACGCCGTGCGGGAGATCTGATCCGCCTGGCCTACGAAGGCGCGCGTACCGATCGCCGCACGGGCGGCTGGATTACCACCGGCAACTCGGCCAACGCCGAGATCTCGGTTGCGCTCGCGAAGCTGCGCGAACGTTCGCGCGACCTGATCCGCAACAACGCCTACGCGGCGCGCGCCGTGGCCGAGGTCGTGGGCAATGCCATCGGCACGGGCATCACGGCGCAGGCACGAACGGGCGAGCCGGATGTGGACCGGTTGATCAACGCCGCCTGGGCCGAATGGATCGAAGAATGCGATGCCGACGGGCAGCTCGACTTCTATGGTCTTCAGGCGCTCGTCGCGCGGACGGTGTTTGAAAGCGGCGAGTGCCTGGTGCGCTTCCGGCAGCGCCGCGAGAGCGACGGTCTCACGGTCCCGCTGCAGCTTCAGGTGCTTGAGCCCGACTACCTCGATCACACCAAGACGCAGAAGACCGAGACCGGCTACATCATTCAGGGCGTCGAATTCGACCTGGTGGGCCGGCGGGTCTTCTACTGGCTTTACGGCCAGCATCCGGGCGACGTGGTGCAAACGGGCGTGCGCGGCGGGGCTTCGATGCAATCCATACGTGTGCCGGCGAGCGAGGTTCTGCACATCTACCGCAAGGACCGGCCCGGCCAGGTGCGCGGGGTGCCGTGGCTTGCGCCGGTGGTGGTGACGTTGCGCGACCTCGACGAGTACGAGGAAGCCGAACTGGTCCGCAAGAAGATCGAGGCCTGCTTTGCGGCCTTCGTGACGCAGCCGCAAGGACCGGATGGCCCGCCGATTGCGCCGAGTGTGCCCGATGCAGGTACCGGCAAGCGGGTCGAGAGCTTCGAGCCTGGCATGATCGAGTACCTGAAGCCCGGCGAGGAGATCACGTTTGCGTCGCCGTCGGCGTCGGCGGGCTATCGCGACTACGTCGCCGCCAAGCAAGCGCAGATCGCTACGGGCTTGCAGCTCACCTACGAGCAGTTGACAGGCGATCTATCGCGGGTCAACTACTCGAGCTACCGCGCCGGGCTGCTCAGTTTCCGCAACGGCATCGAAGGATTCCGCTGGCTGACCTTCATCCCGATGCTGTGCGCGCCGGTCTGGGAACGCTTTCTCACGGTGGCTTATGCCGCCGGCGCCATTGCAGAGCCTGGGCCGTTCCGCGCGGAGTGGACGCCGCCGGGCTTCGGCAGCGTCGATCCGTACAAGGACTCCATCGCCACGCTGAACCGCCTGCGCACCGGCACGCTCACGTTGCGGCAGGCCATCGCCGAGCAGGGCTACGACCCGGATGCACAGCTTGAGCAGATCGCCGAGATCAATCGGTTGCTTGATGAGCGCGGCATCGTGCTCGACTGCGACCCGCGCCGCGTGACCCAGAGCGGCGCGCAACAAAAGGAGCTTCAGAATGACCCCAACGAGAGAACGGCTGGAAGCGCAGTTTGAGGCGCTCGCTCCAGCCGACCGCGACGAGCGCACGGCGACGCTCACCTGGTACACGGGCGCGGCGGTGCGCCGCTATGACGCGCGCGGCCCCTTCGAGATGCGCTTCTCGATGGAGCCGGGCGCGATCCGCATGGGCCGCCTGGCGAGCGGCTCGGCGCCGCTGCTGAACTCGCACCGCGACTTCACGGTCGACGACGTCATCGGCGTGATCACGCGGGCGTGGATCGAGAGCGGCCAAGGTAAGGCGGCCGTGCGGTTCTCCAAGCGAGCCGACGTCGATCCGATCTGGCAGGACGTCCAGGACGGCATCCTGCGCAACGCCTCGATGGGTGTCGCGATTCACGCCGTCGAGGATGTGACGCCCCAGGGTGCGGCGATGCGCGAGGTGCTGGTGACCGATTGGGAGCCCGAGGAGGTCTCGCTCGTTCCCGTCGGCGCCGACCCGGGCGCGGGATTCAAGTTCGAACGGGCAACTGGCCCACAGGAGCAGAAGATGGAAGAGACCATCATTACCGCCACGGGCGAAGAGGCCCGTGACGAACTGAAGATCAACCTTGATGCCGAGCGGCAGGCCGCGGCGCTGGCCGAACGCGCGCGCATCCGGGAAATCGAGAAGGTCGGCCGCACGCTGGACGTCGATGCACGGCTGGTCACTCAGCATGTCGAAGCCGGCACCTCGGTTGAGGAGTTCCGCAAACTGGCGCTCGACGACGCGGCCAACCGTTCGGAAACGACCGAAATCCGCAGCGCCGCCGCCGTGGTCACGCGCGATGAAACCGAGTCGCGCCACGCCGGGATCATGGCGGCGCTCTTGCACCGCTACGATCCGGCGGTCTTCCCTTTGAAGGGAGAACTTGGCCGTGACTGGACCGGGCAAACGCTGCTTGACTTGGCGAAGGAGTGTTTGGAATTCTCCGGCACGCGCACGCGCCGTCTGCCGCGCCATGAGATCGCCAAGCTCGCTCTGTCGACTTCCGACTTCCCCTCGATCCTCGCCGATGTGGCCAACAAAACGCTGCGGCAGGCCTATGAAGCCTACCCGCGCACGTTCCTGCCGTTCTCGCGGCGGCGCTCCGCAGTGGACTTCAAGAACATCAACGCCGTGCAGTTGGGCGAAGCGCCGAGCTTGATGAAGGTGAACGAGAAGGGTGAGTTCACCCACGGCTCGATCGCCGAATCGAAGGAGACCTACAAGCTCGCCACCTACGGCCGCATCGTCTCGATCACCCGCCAGACGATCATCAACGACGATCTGAGCGCCTTCACGCGCATCCCCGCCGGTTTCGGCGTGGCTGCGGCGACGCTCGAAAGCGACACCGTGTGGGGCATCATCACCTCGAACCCGGCGATGGGCGACGGCGTGACGCTGTTTCATGCCAACCACGCGAACCTCAACACGGGCGCGGGCAGTGCGCTCGCCTTGGCCGGGCTGGGGGCGGGCATGGCGGCAATGGCCAAGCAGAAGGGGCTCGATGGCGTCACGGTGCTGAACGTGCAGCCGCGCTACCTGGTGGTGCCGGTGGCGTTGCAGCTCACGGCCTTCCAGATGATCGCGCCGAATCTGGCGCCCGCGAAATCGGCCGACCTCGTGCCGGACTACATCCGCGCGTTGACGCCGATTGCCGAACCCCGGCTCGATGCGGCGAGCACGACGGCCTGGTATCTGTTCGCCTCGCCCGATCAGATCGACACGATCGAGTACGCCTACCTCGAAGGCCAGGACGGCGTCTACATCGAGACCCGTCAGGGCTTCGACGTGGATGGCGTCGAGATCAAGGCCCGGCTCGATTTTGGGGCCAAGGCGATCGACTGGCGTGGGCTCCAAAAGAACGTGGGCAGCTAACAAGGAGGCTGAGCGATGAAGAACTTCATTCAACGTGGAGAGACGCTGACGCTCACCGCACCCTATGCGGTGAGCTCGGGCGGGGGCACGCTGGTCGGCTCCATCTTCGGCGTGGCCGCAACCGATGTGGCGAGTGGCGAAGAGGGCGAGTTCCAGGTGGCGGGCGTTTTCGATCTGGTCCGCGAGACTGGCGCGAGCACTGGCTGGTCGCAGGGTGCGCTGATCTACTGGGACAACACCAACAAGCGCGTCACCAAGACTTCGACCAGCAACAAGCTGATTGGTGTGGCAGTGCGGGCGGCAGCCGATGGCGACGCCACGGGCCGCGTGCGGCTGAACGGAGCGTTCCTCTCCTAATGAGCTTCGCTGGTCAGGTGAGCCGCATGGACGAGGCCTGCCTGCGGGTCTTTGGGCGGGAAGTCACGTACTTGCCGGAGGCCGGCGGCGTGGCCTCGATCCGCGCGGTGTTTCAGCCGGCGCGGGAGGCCGAGGATGCTTCGCCGGGCGTCTATGCAGTGTTGTTCATCCGGCTGGCCGATTTGCCCGCGGCGCCCGCGCGAGGCGACGAAGTCGAAATCGGCGGCGTGCGCTACAAGGTCTTCGACATCGAGGCCGACGCCGAGGGCGCAGCCGTGCTCAAGCTTCGCAAGAGCGGCTGACTTGTGGAAGATTTTCCACAAGTCAACCCGGCGGGAGCCGTCGCGACAACCCACTTCAGGACAATTGTCCTGAAGTGGATCGCGCGTCATTGAGACTTCCGGTCAATTGCGCGGAAGTTCATGGGGACGGTGCATGCCGAGCGTCCGCGTCTACCAGAAGAAGCAACTGCGGCTCGATCTGCTCAACTTCCGCCAACGGCAGATGTACGAGCTGGGCAACGCGGGCGTCGCGGCGGTGAAGGCGCGCCTCGCGGCAGCCCAGGGCCCGCAGGACACCGCCGCCAAGCCGCTCACCAAGCGCTACGCGATCTGGAAGACGCGCCAAGGCAAGGGCAACCGCCGCAACCTGACGTTCACCGGCGACCTGCTGCGCAACTTCCAGGTCCGCACGGTGAGCGAGAACCGGGCCAAGGCGAGCCTTTCAACCCGCAAGGACCGCATCAAGGCCTGGGCCAACCAGAAGCGGGAGGCGTGGATGGTGTTCTCGCCGAAGAACAAGTCGGCCGTGGTAGGGGCCGCTCGAAAGATGCTCGATGCGATGAAGCGCAGGCTGCTGGTGGAGAAGGCTCTGGGCGGCAGGCAGCGATGATCAACCCGGCGGAACTGGTCGACAACCTGGTCGCCTTGCTGCGCGACATCCCGGGACTGGTCGCCGAGATGGAGGGCGATGAGCAGCGGATCTTCGCCTATCACGATCAGTATCCGAAGCGCGCGAGCCTCGCGGCGGCAATCCACGAGATGCCCGCGCCGGGCATCATGGCCGCCTGGCAAGGAACGAGCCCAGGGAGCTTCGGCGGCGTGGACGTCTGGCGGCACCAGATCACGTTGTACCTGCGGGCACGCGAGACCTTCTTGGGCGACCCGCCTTGCAGCTACTACCGGCTGTTCCGGCTGATCACGAAAGGTGTCCCAACGTCGGCTGGCGTGCCAATGCTCAATGCGACGGTCCATCCATCCTGCTACCCGATGGACCTGCCGCAGATCCAGCGGCAGACCGACGCCGAGGGTCTCGACTATTTCGAGGTGCCGCTGAGTTTCACGGAGATGGGAGATGACTGAGACCGTCATTATGTGCTCGCCAGACGGCGAGGAGCAGGAAGTAGAGGCCACGCCGGCAAAGATCGTGCCGCTTATGGTGCGCGGCTGGCGGCAGGTCACGGAAAAGGAGGTACCGCCTGATGTCCGTCGCGCGGATGCAGGAAATCCAGATCTGCTTCGGTAAGCAGAAGCAGGCCGACATCCAGACCGCCAACACTGCGGTCCAGATGTGGCAGTTGCGCAAGCTCAACGCCGCGCTCGCCAATCCCAAGCTCTCGACCGAAAACGACGCCGAGGAGTTCGGCAAGGGCCACGAGTTTGCCACGCAGTCCTTCCAGACGTCCTGGGACGTGAACGGGACGCTCGAGAAATACCTCGGCGCGGAGATCGCCTCGTGGGCCATGGCCTACGGCCTTGGCAAGGTGGTGAAGTCGGGCACGGCACCCAACTTCACCTACACCTGCACGCCTCTTTTCCCGGCGAACGGGGATGCAGCCGAGCTGCCTTACTTCAGCTTCGTCGAACAGATCCGCCCGGGCGCGGGCGTGGTCGTCGACCGTATGGCCGTAGGCTGCGTGGTCGAAGGCTGGACCATCTCGATCGGCTCGGGTCCCGGCCGCGCGAACTCGAAGATCACCATCGAGTTCGTGGGATCGGGCAAGTATGTCGAACCTTCAGGCATCACGATGTCGGCGGCGACGGTGGAGAAGCTGCTGCCGTCGGCGTCGCTCGCGCTCTCGATCAACGGCGTCAACTACGTCTCGAACAAGAACATCGTTTCGCTCGAGACGTCCTGGAGGAACAATGTCCGCCTGGACGGCGGTTTCTTCCCTGGCTCCGGCTTCCAGACTCCAGGAGACGGGGCGAGCGGAGCCATCCGAGGGCGGCTCGAGTTCGGCAACCGCCAGGGGACACTGCGCTTCGTCGCCCGCTTCGAGAATGGCTCAACGGAGCTCACCAAGCTGCGCCAGCAAACGGCTGGCACGGCGGTGATCTCGCTCGCCTACGACTCGAACAACTCGCTCGAACTCACCTGGCACAAAGTCTCCTTCGCAACCGCCGAGGTCGGCGAGACGGACGGCATCGTCACTGTTTCCGTCGAGTGCCTGCCGATGTGGGATGAGACCAACGGCGTCGTTTCGGCCGTGGCCAAGTGTGGTGTCGACGGGATCTGCCAGTAGAGAGGACTCTCATGTTTGATGCAAAGCAACCCATCACCAGCCACCTCCGCACGCCCGAGGGCGTGAAGCCGGTTCGCGTGCGGTTCCCGAGCGACGACGAGTGGATCGAGCGCCAGAAGAAGCGGAAAGTCATTGTGAAGCAACTGGGGCGCGGCGTCTCGGAAACGACGATCCCTGACTCGGCAGAAGCCGACGCTGCGCTGCTCGCCAAGATCCGCGTGCCGGAGGAGAATGCGCCCGAGGTGGACGCCTTCGAGGCGAGTCGCATCATTGAGCGGTTGAGCCAGGCCGATGTGGACGACGTCGCGCAAGTCGGCGACGGCTTCAGGGTGACGATGCGCGTCCTCGGCGGTACGGTGATCCACGTGCTGCGCATGCCTTCGGCCAAGGACGTCTTCGACTACCGCCGCAGCTTCGCGCGCGTGCTCGATCTGCCCTACAACCGCCAGGAACTGGTCATCAACCTGGCCCCGGCGGCGGCGCTCTACAAAAAGCTGGTGGAATCGACCGAAGGCTATGCGGGCGAGGTACCCGTCATCCACCAGGCGGTAGCCGTGAAAGCCGCCATCGACGCCCTCGACGGCGCCTTCGAGGAGTCCTGCGACCCAAACTGACATGCGGGGAGTGGCCTGAAAAACCCTCCTTGCGATTTTTGATTCACTGGGCTCTGCGCCGCGAAGAACTCTGCGATCCCGGCCTCTGCCCCGACGCTCCCGACGATGGCGGCCGTTGTGACCACTGCCCGCTCGACAGACTCGACACCGCGCAGTCTTCCGAGACTGGGCTACTTTTGCGTCGCGCGCTCGATCTCCGGGCCGCGTTGAAGTTGGGCGTCCGAATCGGCCTCGACGAAATCCAGGCGGATGAGTTCCGGACCCTCATCCTGCTCGAAGACGAACGCGACGCCTTGGACCGCGAGCAGTTAAACCAGCATGGCCGACAATAAGCTCGAACTCGTTGTGGAAGTGGACGCGAACCGGGCCAATGCGTCCATCAAGAGCGTCAATGCCGGCCTGTCGAGCATGGAGGCCGCGGCGGCGAAGAGTGCCCGGGGCGCAGCGCAGGGGATCGACGGCATGACGGCGGCCATGGTGAAGGGCGCCACGGCCGGCAACCTGCTGGCCGAGGCCATCAAGAGCGCGCTCGCCTGGGCCAAGGATTTTACCGTCGGCTCAGTCATGATGGCGGCCGAGAACGCGAAGGCCGAGGCCTCGCTCAAGGCACTGGCCAACGCCCACGGCGTGGGAGCGGCCGCGGCAGCCAAACAGGTCTCGGCGATCGAAGAAATCGGCTTCGAGTATACCGAGGCGGCCCACGCGGTTCAGCGGCTGATCGTGGCCGATTTGGAACTCTCGAAGGCACAGGGTCTGGCCAAGCTCGCCAAGGACGCTGCCGCAGTCCAAAACATCGCCGCCGGTGAGGCCCTCGAGTCGATCGTGATGGCCATCGAGTCGGGCGCCTCGCGCGGTCTCCGCACGCTGGGCCTGTTCGTTGACTTCCAGAAAGAGACGCAGATCGCACAGCTTCAACTCGGGCGCGCCCTGACTGAGACCGAGGAGAAGCAAATCCGCTACAACGCCGTCATGCGCGAAGGCGCGAAGATCCAGGGCGCGCATGCGGCGGCCTCGCAGACCGTCGAAGGCCAACTCAGCGCGCTGCGACGCGAGTTCAACAACCTGCGTGAGGACATCGGCGCGAAGTTCCAGGATGACTTCAAGGCTCTGATTGGCAATCTGCGCGGCTTGGTGGGCTGGCTGCGCGAGAACACCGATCTGCTCCAGAAGTTCGGCGAGGTGGCGCTGTGGGTCTCTGGGGCCTTGGCTACCTACGCCTTGGCCGACAAGATCATGGCGCTGGCGAAGTCGATCGCCGCGCTCCAGCTCGCAAGCATCAACCCTTACGCTCTTCTCGCGGTCGGCGTCGTCGGCGCGGGCTTTGCCATCTACTCGCAGTGGAAGGACACCCAGGATCAACTTCAGGCTCGCTTCGACGAGATGCAGCGGAAGGCGCTGCGCGAGGATTTGTTGAGCGGGCGGACGAACGTCGAAGCCCTTCGAAAGCAGGGGATGACCGACGACCAGATCCGCGAACTTGTGATGGGCAAGCAGTGGCTCCCCGGCGGGCAGGCGTTCGAATATGAAGGGCCGAAGCTGACAATTCAAAAATCCCAGGAACCCGACCTCGAAGCCCTGAAGCGCGCCGCCGAGATCCGGAAGCGCCAGTTGGAAGTAGAGCGCGAGAGCGCACGGGCGCTCGAAGAATCGCGCCGGCGTGAGCTCACCGGCTTCGCCCGTGACATGGCCGAGGTTCAGGAACAGATCCGCAAATGGACGACGTTTGTCGATGAACGGGGCAACGAACAGAGGATCGCCCTCACTCGCAAGGCCTGGGAGAACGTCATCGGCGAGCTCCGCGAGCGGCTCGCGAACTGGCAGAAGGAGGTGCAGGAGACCAATCGCAAGAACCTCGCCGAGTATCTGGCTGCGGAAGAAGAAGCCGCGCGGCGGCGGATGGAACTCGACGCGCATGTCTTCGCTCGGCGGCTGGCCTACAACGAGGAGATCTCGAAGCGGAACGTGGACCACCTCGAGCAGGTGCTTGGGATTGAAGAGCAACGCGTCGGGATCGCGCGCGACGCCCAACTGCGGGCGCTTGATGCCACCAACGCCCAGACCCTCGAGCAGAAGCTGGCCGTCGAGCAGCGCAAGGCCGCGATTGAGGTCGACTACATTACGCGGGTCCACGAGATCCGCATGCGGCTGTTCGACCTCGAAACCTCGCGGATGGTCATCGAGGAAGAGGCGCAGCTCAAGCGGCTCGGCTACCGTGCCGACGAGATTCAGGCGCGGATCGCCGAACTGACCGCACAGAGGGACGAGATCCGGCGGTTCCAGCAGGAAGCTACTGATGCCGCCATTCAAGGCGCGCGTGAAACGGACGCCATCCGCCAGGCGCAAGCGATCCGCGATCACAATCAGCGCATCTTCGATTCCTTCAAGCGCCAGGCCGAGGGGGTCTTCGATGCGCTGCTCACCAAGTCGCAGTCGATCTGGTCGGCCATCGGCAATTCGCTGAAGACCGCACTTTTGACCGCCATCAAGGATGTGGTGAGTTCGCGCGTGGCGGCCTTGCTGATGCAGTTGTTCACCGGAACGCGGGTTTCTCTCGCCGGCGGTGGAGCCTCCGGTGGTCCGCTCGGGCGGATTGGCGGACTGCTGGGCGTTGGCACCGCCCCGGTATTCGGCAGCGGCGGTGGGCCCATTCCTGGCGGCGCAGCAGGAGGGTGGGGTACTCCTCCGTTTCTTCCGTCAGGCAAGGGTGGTGGGTGGACTGGAGTACTCGGCGGCTGGAAGGACTTCCTCGGTTTCGGCGGCGGCGTCCAGTACGCGCCGGGCAAGGCCGTGACCTGGGAAGCCGCGACGATGGGCCAGAAGCTCTCCGCGCTTGGCCGCTCCAATGCCGCGCTGCTTGGTGGCGCAACGCTCGCCCTGCTGGGCCTCCAGCGTGGCGGCGTCTCGGGTCTCGCGATGACCACGGCCGGCGGCGCGATGGTCGGCTTCAAATATGGCGGTCCGATCGGCGCGGCGATTGGCGCTGGCATCGGCGCCGTGGCCGGCCTGGTGCGCCTGTTTGTCAGAGGCGCGCAGGAAAAGGCCCGCGAGAAGATCAAAGCGACCTACGGGGTCGACATCCGCGAGAAGAACATCCTCGCCGAGATCGTGAACATCGCCAAACAAGGCTTCGGCGGCAACCTCGACATGGCCATCCGGAGCCAGCAGATCCGCGACCTGGTCGAACTCTATGCGTTGTCGACAGGCCAGAGCACCTCTGGGCTTCCATCCACGGTCAAGCCTGTTTCGCTGCTGCAACAAGGCGGCAGCCTTTTCCAGTCGAGTTCGGGCGGCCTGACGCTTGACCGCATCAGCGGCGGCGGGCCATCGGCCGCTGCGCCGACGGTGATCAACATCACGGTACCAGGCGCGAAGGAGTTCTTCGAGAAGGAAACGGTGCGAGTGGTGGTCGAAAATCCGCGTGCGGTGCAGTCCGCAACAATGGCGGCAACCAAGCAGAACGCCGGCCGCCGCGAGATGACTGGCCTGCAACTCAGTCCCGGATTGATCGTGTCATGACCCGGAGTGAACTCATCGAGAAGATCGCCCAGGCCATCGCGGAGATGGAGGGCTTTTATCGCACGGCCGCGCAGCCGACCCTTGCTCAGCGCAACGCCAATCCAGGCAACATCCGGCAGTGGCGGGACAGTCGCGGCAAGCCGTACCCGACTGCGAAGGGCTACGTCGACTTCGTCGCCTGGGCGTCGGAGCGCCTTCCTGGCGCCTCGCGCGAGGACATGAGCCGTCGCGCCCTTGACGAAGGTTGGCGCATCCTGCGCGTACTGATTGGGCAGTATCTGGATGGAAAGTACACGCAGGGCAGGCCGCCGACGGCTGAGGAGATGTTTCGCGTTTACGCGCCGTCTGCCGATGGCAACCATCCGACGAACTACGCTCGCTTCGTGGCTCGCAAACTCGGCGCGCGGCCGGACCAGAGACTCCTCGATCTGGTGACGGCCTGATGCCCGGATCGGTACAGAACGCGTCGCCCCTCACCGTGCTGCCGGCGAGCTTCTCGCGAGCGTTCGTGCATGAGCGCGAGTATCCGGTTCTCGACAACGAGTACAGGAACGGCGAATCGCAGCGATCGGTTCAGGCGACGAACAGCCGCAAGCGCTGGCGGCTGGTGAAGCGGCTGACACTCTCGCAGCTCGTGACCCTCCGCGATTTCTACGACGCCCGCAAGGGTCCCACCGAGCCGTTCTACTTCTACGACCCGTATGAGACCAACCCGAAGTTCTCGCACGATCCCACCGGCCAGGCCGTTGCAGGCCGGTACACCGTGCGCTTTGCCGGTTCGTGGGAAGAGAGCGCTTCGCTTGTGCGCACCGATCTGTTGCTGGAGTTGATCGAGCTTGCCTGATTTCCTCGGTAACGTCCCGGTCCCCGAGAGCGCGCCAAGCGGAGTGTTCCCGCTCCTGCCGGACTTTCCGCTCGAGGTGCGCCGGGACCACGAGGTCGTCGTGCACCAGTTCGGCAGCGGCAACTCAAAAGTCGAGCAGCGATTCCTGCTCGGCACGGGCGCTCGGCGATTCACGATCCGGAAGCAGTGGCTCCGCGACGCCGAGCGCATCGCCCTGCGCAACTTCTGGGAGTCGAAGTACGGTCCCTACGGCGCGTTCACCTACAACGCGCCGAACGACGACGGCGTTGGGACCACGCCCGTCGTCTGCCGCTTTGCCAACGAACCGCTCTCCTGGGAGATGGTCGCCGACTGGGCCTGCTCTCTCGGCGTTACGCTCATCGAGATCCCGCAGAGCAGCCCGTCTTATCCTCTGAACCATACTGTTAACCGCTTTCCGCCCGCCGCACTCCAGACCGCGCTGCTGTCGCAGGTCCAGGAGATCATTCCCCTCATCCGCATTCAACCACTCGAACCCGGCTACCCCGCGATCTACGTCTCTGACCGCCGCTCGACCATCGGCGGCCAACTCTACCAGGCGCGCCTCGTCGAGTTTGACGGCATCTCGCAATCCATCGGCAACGAATCCGACGAGGCCCAGTTCACCTTCGGCAATGCCGACCGCGTGATGCGCGACCTCGCCAACGACGTGGACCTCTTCCGCGCGGAGATCGCCTTCAGCCTCTTTCACCTTGGCACCGGCATCAAGGTCGATCTCTGGAAGGGCAACATTGTTAATTGGTCCTGCGACTCGGGGCCGGATTTCCGCGTCACGGCCGCGGACGGCCTCTATGAACTGAACCTGCCGTATCCGACGCGCCGTATCTCGCGTACCTGCTGGAAGCAGTTCAAGGGGCCGGCCTGCCCATATTCGGGCCCCGATACCTCCTGCGACAAAGGCTTCGATACGCCGAACGGTTGCCGCACGCACGGCATGGACAACTACTTCGGCGGCGTCATCGCCAAGCCCCAAGGCGTGCGCATCAAGGACAACTCGACTGGTGTCTGGGGATTCGGCCGCTCGACGCTCACCTCCGTCTCGCTCGTCGCCGACTCGATTTACGACCAAGTCCTGCCTGAGATCTACACCGATTCGGCCCTCCCCGTAAACGCCAAGATCGCTTCGGGCCGCGACGAGAGCGATTTCTACTCGGCGGTGGGCATCGTGGGCGAGGGTCCACTGGGTGCATACGGCACGGGCCACAGGATTGACGGGCAGTATCATCACGGCTACCCCGGGCCGCTCGGCCTGCTCGAAAACCTCGGTCCGGATCCGAATCCCACGCCATTCGGCTTTGATACCGATGCGCCTGTGATCCCGGAGCGCGCCGCCGGCACAGCCTTCGTCATGATCCGGCGGTCCGACGCCAAGGGATTGCAGCTCTCGCGGCTCAGCGAGCATGCGATGGAGGTGGTCATCTCGCAGGGCCTGGGCGGCTGGACGTGGACGGCGGCCGGCAACCGCGCGTGGCAACCTGCGCTGACCAACCCCATCTGGATCGCCGTGAACATGCTGCTCCGTGCGCGCGGCATCCGGATGGGCGCAAGCGCCACTTCACAGCAGCTGGACTTCGCCGAGACGCTGTTCGACGTCGATGCGAGCGTAGCGGCGGCGGTCATCTGCGACGAGCAGGTTTCAAAGCTGGTCGGCGCGGGCACCGAGACCCAGTTCAAGTTCCGAGGCGTACTTCAAGAGGAGAAACCCCTTCGCGACTGGCTCCAGGAAGTGCTCATGAACTGCCTGGGCTACTACACGTTCGCCAACGGCAAGCTCAAGCTCGGCGTGCGCGTGAACTCCTCGGCCTTGGAGGCCTTCACCGAGGGCAACATCTTGTTCCGCAGCCTCCAGCTCGCTCCGCTGAAACCCTCGTTCAACCACCTGACGGCCAATTTCGCCGACGAAGATTTCGAGTTCGTCGCCAACTCGATCTCGCTCTACGACATCGACCACGCGTCACTCCTCGGCGGGGCGGGCGGCCCGCTGTACTTGAAGTCGACCGTCAACCTGTCCGGCACGGCGTCGAAGTCCCAGGCGGCCCGCATTATTACCGTGCGTCTGCGCGAAGAGCTCGGCGGCATCACGCCGGCCGAATGGAAAGCCGCGCGCCAGGTCGCCTTCAAGACCACCGTACTGGCTCTTAACACCGAGCCCGGCATGGTCTGCTCGCTCACGCATCCGGACATGCCGGGCGGCGCGGGCGAGTTCCGCGTTACCGGCTGGCGGCTCAACAAGGACTACTCGATCGACATCCAGGGCCGCACGGTGACGGACTCGATGTACGACCTCGTCTCCGGCCCCAAGCCCGCCGACGTCGTGCCCGAGCCGCCCGCCGAGGAAGTGCTCATCGACACGGGTGTGCCCGGCGTGCTGACCGGCACTCCGCGTCTTGGCGACTACGGGACCTTTGCCATCGACGATATGTCGGTTGAACCGGATGCCTCTGGCAATGCCAACATCGTCGGCGCGCACGAGATCACGCTCGCGCTCTATTACGTGGACGAGCTGACCACGGACCTCTGGGCCTCGATCGACGAGCCGCTCGACCATACCTCGGATCCGGCCACCGTCATCTGCACAATGAACCCGGACACCGAGCGCGTCTTCCGCGTCGGCGACTTCGTGGTCTTCAATGACGAATCCGCCGACCCGGCCAACCCGGGCCGCCGCTCGTATGAGTGCGCCCAGATCATCGGACCCGGCGCCGAAGGCGAAGTCGTGCCGTCTGGGTCGTTCGCCTTCCAACGCGCCTACCCGGGCGTGCCCGAGGGTCAGGCGACCTTCGGCAGCCTACGCTGCGCTCACCTGGCCGGCATTCGTTTCTACAAGCTCGACAAGAAGACCTTCACGTTCAGCGTCCGCAAGGGCTTCTTCCGCACGCCGGGCCTGCCCGCGCGCATTGAGGCACAACTGCCAAGCGCCTGCGTCGTGGCGGCGCTGGCCGGCGTGGCCAATCACTTCGGCTACGGGCCCTTTACCGTCTTCCCGCTCTCCCGCCACAACGAGCCCTACATGCCCGGCCTCCGGACCTGCAACGGCGGCGCCTACACCTTTCAGGTGCCGGGTCCGCTGACCGTCCAGGAGAACGTCGTCATCCCGATGAAGGTGCAGGACGCAGCCTCGGTCCGCTGTGTTTACGCCTACCTTCAACGGGGCACGACCGACGGCCAGTCGGCCTTCCTCGTCAAGATCAGCCGGCATGGCGGCACAACGTGGGAGCCGCTCGAGTACATGGGCATCGCCCAGGCACTGCCGGAGGCCTACAAGACGACCTATGACTTCCTGGTGAACAACGAGGGCTACGGTCTGCCCGCCACGCGCCGGTTGCCGTATGCCGATTACGGCCTCGTGCTGATCTCGGCGGTAACCGCCGGGCCCGATCCGCAGACCCTCCAGACGGCTTCCTACGGCGCGAACCGGCTCGGCCTCTTGGCGGGCGGCTTCGTCTTCCTCGATCCTGGCGGCGCGAACGAGGAGTACGTCCGCGTGATCAGCGTCGATCCGGAGAGCCAGTCATTTCAGGCGATCGTGACAAAGGACCACGCCGCCGGCGAGCGAATCAGCCCGACCATCTGGCCGACGCCGGTGCTCAACGAGGGCGACGACCTGGCCTTCGACATCCTGGCGGTGGCGTCGCCAGATTCAGGCTCGGATCTGACGGTTGTCATTCAGACGTGACTCCCTGCACGATCCAGAGCCCGTGCCAAGACTATCGCTGGAACTGGTAGCCTGCGTCGTGAACCAATGCCGTCAGTTGTTCCACAGAGATCTGGTCCCGATCGTATGTGACCGACGCGTTTCCCGATGGGTACTCCACCGTTGCATCGTGGACGCCAGCCAGGTTGCGGAACGACGCGGCCAGACCGCTCGCGCAAGCTTCACAAGTCATCCCGATGATTTGAAATCGCACCATCGTCCGATGATTTACAGGCGCCACGGCCGATCCCGAGCTCTTTCCGGCAACGGCCAGCAAGTCACTCGAAAAGTACGGAAATGCCGCTGCTGCGGCAACGACGAGGACCGATATCGCGAGCCAGGCCCAGTGGCCTGCCGGGCGCGCTGCGCATGTCGTCCCCGGAGCACATTGTGTCCGCCGGTTGCGCACGCTCCACGTGATTCCCGCGATAAGCAGGGCGGCC